ATTGTGGTGGCACGGCGCAGCGGAGCACCGCAAGTGCGCTTGCTTAGTGAGTTAGAATTACGTGGGGCGGAGTGTCAATGGCTAGAGAGAATGGATATCTGGAACGCCCAGCAAGCCCTCAAGAACTAGAAGAAGCCCTAGATCGGCTCTACAAAGGGACTACCAACGTGGCCCTACAGGCTGCGGACTTGGGGATAAGCCTGGAACGTCTCAAGCAACTATTCCGCGAGTACGTCGCCGCCCGGCCTATCGACATCAACGACGAAGACGTATGGCTAGGCGACACCACTATGTGTTGGCCGTATGCCTAGCCCTGGAACGTTCAGGGATAGATCCGCGTCACGTCATCGGGAAAGTCGATGTCACGCTTACCGCGTAGAAACTCACCGCCGCCAACCATGCCCCCAACAATGGGGAGGTTCCTAGTACCCCAGGAGTTCAATTCACCTGGTCCGTACTTTCTCTTGGCACGTGTCACGGCTTCATTGAGGGACGCCGCCAACGTTTGACAGCGCATAAGCCCCAACATGTTTGATCTATAGGTGAGATACACGAGTCTCACCTCCTGGGGTTGCCACGAAGGCTTGGCATTTGCCTGGAGCGTTTCGATCTTGGTCATGCCTGGCTCACTCCGTACTGTCGGTCAATGTATGCGTGGATTTTCTCCTGAAGCTTCGCCATTTGCCTGGCACGTGCTGAATCAGCCCATCCCTGCTTTTCGAATACCGCGAACTCCCAGTAGAGGGAGTCTGCGAGTAGGTGAAGCTCCTGGAGCGTGAATCGACTTAGCTTCATTCCGCGAAGCTCCAAAGCGGACGGGGCAGCTGCGCTAAATAGTCCAAAAGACCCTGGAACGTTACGGAATACTCTTCGTCGTACTGACTGTGAACTATGCAGTTTTGTTCCCCGTAGATGGCGACGAAACAGGGATCTTCGCCATACAGAGATTCGGGCTGAATGACGATGTGTGGAACGTTTCCCCAAGCTCCGTCACCGCAGCCCTGCGGTCCGGCACTGAAGCTGCAAATAACGCAGTCGTGAGGCTCCAGTCGTTTCGCAAGGGATACAAGCCCTGGAGCGTATTTTTGGGTGAATTCGACTTGTGATGTGGTCATTTCAGGCGGGGATTACGGTCAGCAGGGGTTGGGATGGAGCGTTCCCAGTCGTCTTGCTCCTGCTCAATAGCCATCTCCTCTAGTTCCTCTTCGGTGTAAAGCTCGAAGGGGAGTGGAGCGTCATCAATGTCGGGATAGTTCATGCGAAGGGAGAAACGGATTGCGTGTTGTAGCCCTGCCATTTTTTGGCGGTATCCATGGCCTTGATGAGCTGGCACGTTTGCTTGTCATCGCCGGTCGCAATGGCGATCTCTAAGCGGTGCTGAAGCATTGCCAGCACTCCCGCAGGGTTGCAGGGTTCCATCTCTTCGAAGGCTGGGCCGTCGTCGGATTGTTGAATCTCCTGTTCTGCTGCGGTGATGTCGGTGTAGGCCGTGGACCGTGAAACGAAGTAGCGCGCGCTAAGAAGCGTTGCGACTGAAGCGACGGGGATGCCGCGTTCAAGCATCGCCCGCGCGTAGCTGAGACGATGCTGTATTTCTGCCTGGGACGCCATGATTAGCCCTCCTGACGCCGCAGCATTTCTGCCGCGCAAAGAGCCTTAACGCGATCCCATTCGGGTCCACCACGTCTGCACAGCTGGTTGTGCACTTTTCTGAATACCTGGTCCGGTATTTGGGCGAAGTAATCTGCCCAGCCTTCAGGGGTAAAGCGGTCAATGTTGCCGGTCTTGGCAGCTTGTAGGCCCGCGTATCGGTCTAGTTTGGGGCTCATTTTTTAAGCCCCGAAGTTTCGGTGTACTCCAGACCCATCGCGCCAGCGAAGCGCTTCAAGAGTTCGATGTCATCACTGGAGCGATAGGGGAAGCCGTGAAGGGTGGAAAGGTAATCGACAACGGCGTCAGCTATTGCGCGCTTATCAGTTGAAAGCTGGACCGTTATGCGTTCGTCGGCGTCCCAATCATCTAAGCCCGTGATGCGGCTCCGTCCGATTTCGATGCGTGGAACGTCTGCGAAGGTGAAAACCTTCTGGGTTTGGTCGATGTAGTCCATGGATGGAACGAAACTGGATTTTCTGGAAAGTTGGACGATTAGTCCCAGAAGTTGCCGAGCTTGAACTCTTCAACCCAGGAACGGGCGATAGATTCCGCAGCTTCAAGGCGAACGGGTTTAGGGAAGATGTGATGCCAAGCGCTGGTCATGCTTCCGTGTTCGCGGTGGTACTGCTTCGCCGCAGGGGTCAGGCAATACCGTTCGATTGAGTGGATCGCGAGATCAAGTGAGAAGTTGCCCCGCTTCCAATGTTTGGAAAGGTTCTTGATAGTTGGCGCGTACCAGATTTCTGTGTTGGTCGCGTACAGCTCAAGCTCGCGGGCTGTGTCTGAGAGGTTCATGGGTGGTTCCTCTGGTGGGCATGGACAATGTAGCACACTATGGGAGACATGTGTCAAGCCCTTGCGGCTGGATTGTTTACCTGGTCCGGTTAGTATCAGGGAAGGTTCCCGATTGGCTGCCCGTGGCTGATAACAACACCGAAGAAAAGAAGACCAGCGTTGGCGATGATGAGTCCAAGCGGTGGCGCAAGGGACGCGGCGCGGCTCACAAAGTAGAAGAACGCGCGCAAGTTTGTTACGGCTACATCTTGGAAGGTGGGACGAGACATCAGATCGCCGAAAAAGTGTCTTCAAGGTTCAATGTCTCTATGCGCACCGCGCATGATGACTACAAGCGCGCCATGGAGCTGCTGAGAACGGAACAAACCGGCACTCGTGAGGAATTGTTGAACCAACTGCAAGCGCTGCGGCTCGCAACTGTCCAGAAGGCCCTTAAAAGGGGACATTTCCAGACCGTCGCAACTCTGTTAGGCGACATGGGCCGCGTAATAGGCGAGGCTGCACCGGAGCAGCTGGCGTTGCAGGTCCCGACTCTGGACATCCGAATAGAGAATGAGAATCAATCTCAATAGATTGTCGAGGTTCTTGTTACAATACATGTGTACTATAACACTTAGTCAGCAAACATTTCTTACTAAGTACTACAATACATATGTACTATAAAAATTTAGGTACAAAAATACTCCCGCAGAGTATAACTAACCTTGCGGGAGTTTTTGTTAGTAACTCAGCGGCCCCAGACTAACACTTGACAGTAGCTGTGGTGGTTGTTACTTTTCATGCAATTTTGGTAGGCTAGTTTATCCTGAGCGTGGAAAAATTTACCTGCAAAAATTGTTAGTGAAGCGAGAGAAATCAGGGACAGAAAACACAACTTGGAAGACATAACTTCGGGTGAGTTAGTGACAACAACTGAACAGGTACTAAGTGTTAGTAACTGTCTGTTGCTAAGCATAGCTTAGCACAGCGAAACTGCTGTGCTAGTTTTTTCTGTGCCACTGTGCCAGCTGCCACACGCCCAGAAAATTCTGATTTTTCGGGAAATTTTTTAGTATTTCTGTACTGTGTGCCAGTCGGTGCAACTGTCACAGGGGGGCAGGGTTGCAAAGTAGTACACTTGTATCAAGGCGCGGGGAACTTACTGATACATCCCAGATTCTTTGATTGTACTACACCCACCCGGGGGTAGGGGTTGAAAAAGCAGTTAATGTAATACCCATGGCCGTACAAAATGCACCCCCACTTAGTCTCCGCTGGGCACAGGGGCAAGTATTCACCGACGAACACAGATTCCGCGTCCTCGTTGCAGGACGCCGCTTCGGA